GACATTTTCTCGATGGTTGAGAACAACCCTCTTTTCTTTAGACTTTAGAGCCAAAAAGTCTATACCTACCGCGTTAAAGTATGCAATGGCAAGAAGACAGCAATCCAAACCTAAGCCCCAACAGCAAAAGAAGAAGACTAACAACAAACGTGACGCACCAGCAATGGGTATTCAATCTCGATCACGTAAGTCTTCCACAGGCTCCATCCCCCCCGGAGAGACCACACTACATAAGGCAATTGACCAAGGACTTAATGTCGGCAGTAACTCATGTGTTGGACTACCTTACCCCCCTTTTCAAGACTCACAAAAGGTTGTTGCAGAGGGTATGTTCAGTATTAATGCTGATAATTCTGGTTCGGCTTTTGTCGCATTTGTCCCTTCAGGTTTGAATGACAAAAATATGTTCGTCTACACGAACGGCACTACGACAACATGGTCTGGTGCAGGTGTGTTCCCTAATTTTAATAGTGCTGATGCAGGTTTATCAAATGTCAAACCATCTGTACCATATGCTGCTGCTAGTGTTGGTTACACTGGTGTCCAATGGCGTCCAGTTTCTGCAGTCATGGATTTCACCTATTCTGGTGCTCCATTGTACAGACAAGGTGCTTATAAGGCGCTAACTGAGCCCACTGGACAAGCTCTCAATGGTTTGACAGATGCCGCACTATCACAACACCCAAAAGTTGTCATACAAGACTACATCAATAATAATCATAAATTCAGCTTACATGGCAATTACAATAGCCAAGCTGACACTGATTACACCACTGCTACAAGTGGTTCTGTATGGTGTAACACAAATGCGACAGATTATAGTACGTGTGCTTACTTTTATGGTCTACCACCAAATGGCACCACCACACCGCCTGGGCAGATTGAATGCAAATATCGTGTTGTGTTTGAATATATAGGACAGGGTGTTGGTTCAGCCGCCTCCGCAAACGGGATACTACCGGTCGGTGCAGGAGAACACCACGCATTGGCTTTACAAAAAGCACATGAGGTCAAGAAGACTACGGGCAAACACGGCCGAAATCTTTCTCGTGTCATGAGTAATGTAATCCATGCCGCACGTGGTACTATCAAGTACGCACCAAAAATCAATAAGATAATCGATTCTACCGTTGGGTTAATGGAATTAGCTGGCCTTGCAATTTAACGTAAAGGTGCCTCTTATGCACCTGCGCCTCATGCCGTCCAAAGACGTTAAACTGGATCTTTTTGGGGTCTTCGCTAGAAACCCCTACCTACTGCGCGGAGTGATCTAACATGAATAAGAATTGGTCAGTTTACGATGAAGTGAGTGCTCTCAATGGCAAGGCCGCGACATTTGACGATGTTTGCGAATTCTACCATTTGACGCAGCCAAATGCTGAAGAGAAAGACTATGATTATGAGCATGAATTTATTGATGAAGATGAGCGTCAATTGCGTGAGTGGCGAGAACAGGATGCCATTGAACATGCAAGGATGCAAAAACTGGAGGATGACGAGGCGCGTGCCAAGGCCAAATCTGATTTGGCCCAGGGTAACAACCTTGAAATCCAAGAGGGACTCAAGAAGGAATATGCTAAAGAGGAGGACTATGACATTGATGACGCAAAAGAGGTTACTTACGTTGCTAACAAGAATGTACGTGAATCCATGTTGGGTACACGCACTACACGCACTCGTGAGGAAATGCGTCTCGCTAACCGTGCTATACGAGCTGATGCTAAATTGACCAGGCGCGAAGCAAAGGAGAGGATCAATGCTCTCAACGCCGCTTGGTTTGTGGAGGAGCTCCCCCCCCACATACGCTCGTACTTCACACACATTGGTATGGCATTTGTAGATAAAGATTTCTATCACATTTTATACGGTCATTGGTATGTTACTGATGGGACTGTATCTAACTCTGATAAGGTCACTGCTGAAGAATTAAAATTGTTCTTCTCACCACATGCCGCCAATAATCCTAAGGTCGTCAGAGCCATGACCAGTGAAGACAAAAGGATCATCTGCCGCCACTTCCTTAAGCATGCACCCAAAGAGGTTGTTGACTACGCCAGAGCTCGTAACTTTGCCGATCAACAGAGGTGCATTATTGCCGCACGTGCTCAGCGTAAGCCCGTTGTCGTCAAGGAAGAGGCGTCCAACTTGCGATTGTTTATCAGCGTCCCTGGTGTTAGTGTATTCCAGATGACGTTTCACAGGAAAATGCGCATCCTCAATGTTATGGAGGCTGTGAGTCGCAAATTATCATCATCCTCAACTGGGAGAAGCATCGTGAAGCGAATGTCTTTCCGCGGTAAAAATCTCGATGGTATGAAAACACTAGTTGCTTGTGGTTTGGAGAACGATGACACACTCGTCGTCCAGGTTGGTTTACCCGGTGGTAAAGGCCACCCAGATGAGCGCCCCTTTGTTGAGTCCAAATATCCATGGGTTGATATTGATCCCGAGGAGGAGCCCTTTCCTGTGGCAACTACCCCATTGCTCGGGTTCGGTGGTATTGGATATATGACTACAAACTTCCCGACTCAATTTTTCTACTGCAAGCGGGTGGACTTGGCTGATGGTACTCACATCAATGTGATGGTCAATGATACCGTTACCTGGGACGAAGTTCGCGCATACATTGAGTTTCGGATTGGTCGTTCGATATTAGTACTTGAGTATTATGAGGACCGACCATTTGGTAGACGTAAACGTATATCAATGGATGACATCGTGGCCAAAACCACACGGGTTTGGGAAGATTCACAACGAATTGGTGTGTTCACCCGTGTTCGCGAGACTTGGTTATTGCGTGGTGGTTCACGTAGTTCATCACATGATGACACTAATCCCATCTCCCGCATTGATAGTGCTTTGTCGCAATTGCAGGGGGTTAGTAGTGATTTCGGTGATAACTCGGATGATCTACGTAGGCCACTGCCTATGGATATTGACAAACTAAATCACAAGAAGCCATTGCCCACCGTTGGTCCGAACAACGAGCGTAATCGCGCCCGACATAAGCGTCGCGCTGATGCCAATTCTAGCTCACTTCTAAGAACGTCATTTCCTGAGGATGGGTTGCCACACAATTACCCTGACAACTTGGGGGATGACAGTGGAAATAGAGGTGGTGGAGGTGGTGATGATCCACCTCCATCTGGGAGTGAAAATAGCAGAAGTGGTGGTGGTCGCCCGCCAAAAGCAAAACCACAATGGCGTGGTTGGAGGGATTATCATCTCCACACCAAGAATCAAACAGATGTTGATGCCACTGGTGCTATGACCGAAATATATCATGAGGACCTCACTAACGCAAAGATGAGAGTGCGTAGCAAGGTTCAACACAATGATCAACATGATGTGAATGTCAATGCTACAACACGCCATGAGGCCAGACATCAACATGACAGTTATGGCGATGTTGTACACCATCACTACGCTCCTCAGTTACCAGGACCTGACCCACTTGAACCACCACCGGATTATGATGATATCGTACATTGGCCTATCCTTATTAGACCGTCAATGCCTCGGTGGTTGCTCAGCACACCAGTATGTATGTTTCCAACCTTGTTAAACATATACAATCCACTCCGTATCATCATTCCCCTGCCTATTAAGCCAATGTTTGATGATTTTATCTTTCGGACACGTAGTGGTTTCACCAGTATGTGCACTGTTCGGATCTCACGACCATTGTTTAGGAAGTTGGAGGGGTTTAAAAGAGGAGCTAAGGTTAGCAAACCTTTGTTTGATTCCATTATGAATTTCGCATCTGAGCTCCCAGGTGTTTCCAGGATACCGCAGGTCATTGTTGAAGACACAGTGAGATTGGCTTGTCAAGTTGTCGCCTATCGCCGCTATCTTGACGGTGATTACCAACCATTGGATGAGGGTACCTTTGAGACACACTCATTGACTCCGTATTTTTGGTTGGCAAGCCCAGTTATGGTCGGTTCAGCATCGATCCTTACATATATTGTCATGAAGAATGTAAGGTCAACAAGAAATACACAGATAATGGACTCTTTCAAACAAAAGACGGCCGGGCTCCTGATTCCTTACTCAGGAGTCTCAGCGCGACTGGGTGGAGCCGTTGCCAGCGCTCTGTCTTCTATGCCGGTGTTATGCACCCATACATCGTTTACGATGACTCAGATGCAAACCTTCGTAAAGGACTTTTACGACTCATTAATAAAAGAGATAATGAAGATATTCTCTCCTCTATGGCAGAATTGCCGCTCTCTTTTGATACTTTTCGAAGATGTGCGCAGGAACTGTATTTTCGGGCCACCAATATTGAACTCAGACCGGGTTTACTTTCAGACGAACTTTGGGAATTTGTCAATCTAACTCACCCAAAGAAGCAGCTTCGAATCACTGCATACAATGAAATACTTGCATCTGGTGAATTCTTATCATACATGGTAATTAATCAAGTAATGATCAAATTCAAAAGTGATGAATTGGCTAAAATGAAGAAGGTCCCTCGTGTCATAGGTGATTACGGGGTCAAAGCCTCATTGTTCGGTGCACCATACTTACCTATGTTGAAATCGATAATGGAGCAATGGATCATCATTGATGACCTCCACATGAAGTTTGTAGCCACTCCAGATAAGAACGAGATGGAACAAGTATTCACATATCTGTTTGATGATAATGTAAAATATTGTGTAATTTTCTTTTCTGATGATGCTGTGTTAAAAGTGCCAACCACTAGTGGCGCAATGTATATGAATTTAGACATATCCACGTGTGACATATCAAACACACAATTCACCTTTAATATGTTGCTGTCGAGTGTGTCAGGGCATCCAACACTCCACAACATAATCAGAGGTTGTATCCAGCAATGTATGCGCGGATGTAGAATACGCCGCAAGTCTGGGATAAATGTATTCTTAAAAACCAGTAGGGCCATCGAGTACAGTGGAACCGTTCTCACTACTGCACTCAATGACTGGGCCATGTACGCTATTGGTTGTACCATATACCACTTACATCGTGGTCAATTGTACGATCGAGAACAAACCAAGAAGGAGATAACCAAGTACGCTATGTGCGCTGGTTACAACATCACGTTGGAGGCATGTGAATGTATTGAGGATATTCAATTCTTAAAATTCTCACCTACATATGTCAATGGAAAAGTTGTCACCTTCTTGAACCTCGGAGTTGTTTTTAGGGCTGTCGGTCGCCTTAAGGTTAGCTCACTGCCTAAGAAGCGAAGTGTTCTTCAGGATCATCTTAATGGTGTTCTGGTTGGCCTAAATGGCGTTCAACATTCTCCCTTCACGGCTTGGGCCAATTCAGATAAGCCTATCGTGGAAAAATACCACTTACAAGGGCTCAAACAACGTGGTGAGGTTCCGCTATCCTCATATTGTCGCAGGTACCGGATATCTGCAGCAGAATTGTTAGAACTCATCGGCGAGTTCCAATCGGTAAGGGTTGGTAAATTTGTCGCTCATGAAGGATTTAGCACCATTCTGCGGAAAGACTATGGAGGATAGTCTGGTGGGGTCATTAAATATACACCATATTACAGCCATTACG